AATCTAATCTTGTACCTGTTGGTAAAGATCAACAGCAGCACTTAGAGGTTACAAGAGATATTGCAAATAAGTTTAATGATAAATATGGAAATTGTTTTACTATACCAGAGCCATTTATTCAAGAACAAGTTGCAGTTATTCCAGGAATTGATGGGCAAAAGATGAGTAAGAGTTATGGCAATACTATTGATGTCTTTGGCGATGAGAAAATTCTTAAAAAGAAAGTAATGTCTATTGTAATGGATAGCCGCTCTCATATTGAGCCCAAACCAGATGCAGATAAGAATATTGCAATGCAACTATTTAAATTATTAGTTGACAAAGACACTTATCTATATAATGAAAACAGATTAAGAAGTGGCGAACTTGGTTATGGTGATTTGAAAAAGATGTTATATGAACATTTTGTTTCTTATTTTGAAGAACCAAGAAAACAATATAATGATTTGAAAAAGAATCAAGATTATGTAGAATCTGTTCTTAAGGCTGGTGCGCAGACGGCTAGAGCAATTTCTAATATAACTCTTGATAATATTAGAGGGAGCATTGGATTATAATGCAATATACAACTGGAATTTTATTAGAGTCTCCTGATGGAGATTTAATATTTCAACATCGAGATAATGTTCCTTTTATTAGAGATCCGGGAATGATATCAACTTTTGGCGGGCATAGTGAACCAGAAGATAATGGCGCAGTTGGAACTGCGGCACGAGAGTTAGAAGAAGAGACCGGATTAAAAATTAAGACTTCTAAATTTAAACATCTTGCAACTTTTAATATGAACAAACGCATGAAGAGCACAACAGAATATGTTTATTTGGTTAAAAATATAAATCCAAATAAAATAGATTTACGAGAAGGTCAAGGTGTTGTTGTAATATCTAAAGGCGATGATTTAGATAAATTAAACCTAGCACCTTTCTCAAGATATTTAATTAATTTATATTGGAAGGTGTAATGATGAGTGATGATCACCCATTAGATATTAAAGATCAATTTGCTATTGCTGCAATGCAATCACTTATTCAAAGTGAGACCTCAGAGTATAGGGTTGCTCAAGATTATATAGTTGGTAAGACTTCGACTCTTGAAGGTTGGCAATCAGAAAAGATGGAAAGAATAGCATTAGCTGCTTATAAAATGGCTGATGCAATGAGAAAAGCGCGATTAAAAGCTTTTAAATAAAGGAAATATTATATATGTCTAGACCAGAGTTTGTTTCTAATGAAGACCTTGACAGGTGGTCAGAGGTTATTGATAATGATGAAAGAATTCCAAAGCATGTTGCTCAAGCAGTTCTTATTAGAGAAGTTTGTTACGCCGGTTTATATTTGGTTGAACAATTAGAAAAATTAAATTGCCCGGATGATTTATCTGTAAGAATACAGTGGCAAGGCGGCAAAGCTTCTTTTGGAAGAGATCCCTGGGAAGTTCATCAAAAACTTTTAGAAGATTACATTGATAATAAATTATTATTTGAGGATGACCCGACAGTTGACATGAATTAATTTTAATTTACGAGATTAATTATTTATATTTATAAACGTTGACATTTTATTTATAGTGAGTAAATTCAACCTATCACTTTCACGGAGAAACAATAATGGCTACACCTACCCCACAGACAATGACGAGTTCAGATTTCAACTTAGAGAAATTGAATACAAAAGATTTATCAGAGCATGTAGCTGCCACGATTCAAGTAGGCGGCAATATTGCCGTCTTTGGTCGTAGAGGCACCGGCAAGACAGAGATTTCTAAACAAGAAATTAAGAAAGCAGATTTGCATGAAGTCTATATCAATCTTTCTGTTTTAGAGAGAGTTGACATGGGCGGATATCCAAACATCATGGCGGCGGCAAATCAAAAGAAATTTGTTGACTTCTTACTTCCACAATTCTACGAGCCAATGCTTGAGGGCAAGAAGGGAGTAGTTGCCCTTCTTGACGAAGTAGATAAGGCAGACCCTTCTCTTTGGGCTCCTTTACTTGAGTTTACTCAATTTAAATCTATCAATGGTCGCAAGCTTGATAATCTTAAAGCTGTTATCATGACTGGTAACTTAATTTCTGAAGGCGGAGCTAGACCAAGTTTGCCTCTTCTAGATAGAGCTGAGAAATATTTGGTTGAAGCTGATGCTACTTCTTGGTTAGAGTGGGCTGGTAAGACTGGTCGCATTCATCCCTCTATTACTGCTTATGTTACGGACCATCCTAAAGATTTGTTCGGAGCAGTGGATCCTGATGACCGCTATGCCGATCCATCTCCTCGTGGCTGGTCTAGAGCTTCTGAGATTCTCTTCAAGGGAGAAGAACGTGGTTGGAGTGCGAGCATGCTTAATAAGAAAGTATGCGGCTGTGTTGGCAAGGATGCCGGCATTAAATATAGCAATTACTATGAGCACTATCAACAATTGCTTCCAATGATTGAGGAAGTGTATCAAGGTAAGGATGTGTCCGCGCGATACAATGTTCTAGAGCCAACCAAAAAATTAGTTGCTTGTATGATTACTTGCGCCCGCCTGGCGACTCAACTTGATCTATCTCCAGAGAACGAGCCGCCCGTATCAATAAAACATGTTGGTAAGTTTTTACAAAAAGTTTCTTATGAAAATGTTTTAGTTGCCGTTAGAAGCCAAATTCAAATTGATCGTTTGGTTAAGTTTAACTTAGATGAACATCCAGAGTGGGAACAAGTATTAAGCAAAATTAATAAACAAGTTGATGAGTGAAAATTTTTCATGCATGGAAAAATAAATAATTATATTGAATTATCAATAATTCAAAAAGAAGCTTTTATTGGATCTATGCTTGGAGATGGGCATTTATCATTAAATGGCAAAAATGCTTTATATAGAATTTTAAGATCAATAAAAGACGATTCATATTTAATGTATGAGGCATCTTTATTTAAAAATTTATTAACACAGGTAAGTAATTTTGGAATAAAATATTCAAGTTATTTTGATAAAAGAACTTGTCAGACTTATTACAGTTGCTATTTTGCCACACAGAGCAATTCAGTTTTTACCGAACAACATAAGGCATGGTATAATTTAGTTGATGATAAATATATAAAAACTATTCCCAATGACATAAAATTGTCATCTTTGACAATGGCTCATTGGTTTGCAGATGATGGCACAATAAAAACGCCTAATCTTCCATATAGGTTTATCATAAACTTTGCTACAGATGGTTTTACAAAAGAGGAAGTTTTTTTTCTTAAAAGCCTACTAATTGATAGGTACAATGAAAAATTTAACGTTTGTAACAAAAATAATAAATTTTTCATATCTGCATATGATTCTGCATCTAGAGCTATTATTAAAGACATTGATCCTGTTTTTAAGTTGTCTCGGAAAAGAATTTGGGACACTTTAGATAGCAGATATTATTATAATAAACCGCACAAACAAATTAGCATTTCCGATTCTTTTAAAAATAGAAAAGAAATCTTAGAAAAAATTATATCATCATACGATTGTATTTCTATGCTAGAGCTTGCCAAACAATTAAATTATTGGGTCTCTTCTAAAAATGAGCCTAATTATTTATTAATTAATAAATTATTAAAGCCTTATATAGATAGTAATATTGTTTATAAAGAAACATATCCTGGCACTAATATGAAATTAATAAAAATTATCAAATCCAAGAGAGCCCGAGAGGAATCATGAAATTTACAAGAATTATTGGGAAAATTGATGAAAAGCTTGTTCATCAGGCTGAAGAAAAATTATCTAAGGTTTTTCTTGAGTTAGGTACTAGATATAATAATGAACACGTAGGAACTGGCATGGGAGGAGATCCATTGATCTTTGGATTAATGTATCCTGTTGAGCACGTTTGTACTTTGAATATGCCTACTGCAGCAACTGATGGCAAGAGGTATTATTGGAACCCAAAATTCATTTTAAAACAATCTAGAATAGGTTTGCGTATAGTTTGTGCCCATGAAGCATGGCACGCTATTTACATGCATCCTCAAAGAAGAGGATCCCGTCTTCCCAAGCTTTGGAACATTGCAGTTGACTACATCGTAAATGGTACTGTCATGGAAGATTTCAAAGCAAGAAAGATGGATCCTGCTGATAACTTTCAAAAACATTTGGGTAAGTTTATGACACTTGCACAATATGCTGAAATGTTAAAAGATCCATTTGCAAAACAAAAGGGATTTGATGAGATAGATCCACTTGCAGATACGTCTGCTCCTGTCGTTGAATTACCTGGACCAAATGTAGATCGTGATTTAACTTTAGAAGAGCAAAAAGAATTAGAGCGTAGAGAGAAGGTTGTTAGATTCTACTATGCTGATCCTAATCTTGAAGACGATATGAAGCGTCCAGAAAAGATTTACGACTTCCTTTATAATCTATTACCAAAATGCCCAAAGTGCGGCAGTGTTGGAGTTTATAAAAACCCTAATAAGAAGAAAAAAGATAAGGGCAATGACAAAGGCGACAAGGGCGATAAAGATAAGAAGCCCGGTACAGATAAGTCTAATAAAGGCGACAAGGGTGACAAGTCAGATAAACATGATCATGGTGACGGTCAGCCTTGTAATTGCCCTGGCGATCAACCTGGCGATCAGCCCGGAGATGGACAAGGGGATCAACAAGATCAAGGAGACAGTGATGGTCAATGTTGCGGAGAATGCGGAGATGGTTTAGACATCTTTGGATTAGGCGGAACTGTTGACGATCACATTGATACCGAAGAGTCTCAAGAGAAACTTGCAAAGAGAATCTCTGATGCTATGGAAGCTGCTCGTAAAATGGCAGGTTATGTTCCAGCAGCATTAGAAGATGAGCTAGGCAAACTTACTGCTCCCAAAGTAACGTGGCAAGATATTATTCGCACGCGCTTATTAAAAGCTCGTGCGGGTAATGGTCGTAATGATTGGACTAGGTTCAGAAGCAGACCAATGTTCTCAGGGCTTCTTGTGCCTAAGAGAAAGAATTACTTTGCACATTTCGGTTGCCTATTAGATACTTCTGGATCTATGAGTAAAGATGATATGGCATTTGGTATTTCTCAACTTACCGCATTAGATGAGCGCTCAGAGGGAACAATTGTTCCGGCAGACGCCACTATCTATTGGGACAAGGCAACTAAGGTAAAGAAAGCAAATATGGAAGAACTTTCAAAGATCAAGATTGTTGGAAGAGGCGGCACTAAATATGCCGAATTCTTTACAGATTATGAAAAGAATATTGGCAAATGCGATTTTTTAATTGTCGTAACAGACGGTTATCTTCTTGATACCGATGTTGCTGAAATGAAGCATCCAGGTATCGATGTCATATGGCTAATTACAAGTGGAAGCTGTTTTAATCCTCCATTTGGAAGATCTTTTGATTTGAGAGACGTTTAAACTATATAAGACTATGTTATATTCTTAATAAGATGGATAACATAGTTTTTATAGAGTTCTATAATAAAGAACGATTCCCAAAGGGGAAGTGGTCTAGTGAGCCCGACGTATCTAGATGGTTTATGCATGGAATGCCATGTTTAGCAATTCGTGATATGTCAATCGGAACATGGAAAGGGTTTGTGGGAATAGATATCTCTCATCCCTTTCATGCACAAGATGTACCGGATTTGTTAAATATAAATGCCGCCATAGAGATCTTTTTATCTGTTCATGGCGGCATTTGCACATCTGGAGCATTGCCGGCAAAATATAATGAATTCAACCAAAACTTTTGGTGGATTGGAATTGATACTTCACATGGCGGAGACTTCTTGCCATTCTTAGCTGGCGAGACCAATATCCAGGGCAATCAATCATATAAAGATTTTAAATTCATAAGAACTGAAACTAACAAATTGGCTAAACATTTATTGAGAATAAAATGACTAAACTTGGATTTGCCGCATTGTCAATTATATTAATGATTGCCCTATATCATAATTTATCCAAAGAAAAATAAATTCGGGCGCTCCCATCAATCAAGCGGCGTCACTAACACTGTGACCGGCGCGAGCCTTATTATAAAATAAAGCCGCTGCCCTTGACATTTAATTTATAAAATTATATTGGGAAGACAAAAATGAAACTTAGTGATATCCGTCCAAGCCTAGAAACTTCAGGCGATTTAGAAGAGCAATTCTTTTCAATTCAAGATCAAGGAATGATCTTTGATATTTTGCGAAATAAGATGTATTCAAATCCTATTCTCGCAATATGTCGCGAGATTTCCTGCAATGCGCGCGACGCGCACAGAGAAGTTGGCAAAAGAGATGTGCCAGTTCAAATTTATCTTCCAAATAATTTAGAACCTTATTTCAAGATTAAAGATTTTGGACCTGGTATTAGTCCTGACCGTATGACTAATATCTTTATCAAGTATACCGCGAGCACTAAGCGCGATGATAATACTCAAACCGGCGGATTCGGTCTTGGAGCTAAGACGCCATTTTCTTATAGTGACTCATTTAGCATTATGACTAATTTCGATGGTATCGCATATAATTATTCATGCGTCATTGATGAAACTAAGGTTGGAAAGCTGCTCCTTTTATCTAAGACTGCTACCAAAGAACCTAATGGTACTGAGATTATTATCCCTGTCAAATCAATTGACTTTTATAATTTCAATCAATTTATTGAGAGCGCCACTCGTCATTGGGATGTAAAGCCAATTTTTAAAGGCGGTACTGTGACATATCAAAATCAAAAAAAGGTTTTGGAGGGAACTAACTGGGCATTCGTATCTCATGAAAGTTATCAGTCACTTGTTAAGCTTATTATAGATGGAATTGAATATCCTTTAGAATTATCGGCACTAAGAACCTATGCCGATGCCACTATTTTAGATTCCACCAGAAGTATTATTATGTTAGATTTTGGGGTTGGCGAGCTAAGCTTGTCAGCGAACCGTGAGGCAGTCTATCTAGACTTGTCCACTAAAAATAAAATCAAGCAAAGATTGCTTGAAGTAACGCTTGCAATCAAAGCAAAGATTGATGCTAAGATTGCAACATTTACTTCTCTTTGGGAAGCAAATGTGTTTTATCGTAAAGAACTGTCTCAAGTATTCTTTAATCAAACATTTCTTGGACAATTAAGCTGGAATGGTTATAAGCTATCTGATAAGTATTTGGCAGTTATTTGCCCTGCTTATATATTTTCAAAGGGAAAATATTCTCGCAAATCTCATATTAATGATCCCAATAAAATTGTTAGGTCAGTTGCCCAATCATTAGTTTTTGAAGAGAACTCTGTTCTTTATGTAAATGATTTGCCTTTAAAAAACCCTACTCCAAAACATTTAAAGAAAGCATTTGAAAATAATCCAACTGCGAAATCAATTCAAGTAATTTGTCCAACTGATAAGGTGACGGTTGCTGATTTAAACAAATCAATTAATCTTGATCAAATGAAGCCACAGCTTCTTTCGTCAATAACAAAGGCGTCTGGGCGGGCGTATACCCCAGCCACTAATCGTTTAATAGTTTTTAAATATTATTCTGATGCAAACAATTTTAGACAAGTAAGTTATGCTTCAATTGATGAAGATCCAAATGAAAAAGTGCTTTGCATAACTTCAAAAGATATTCCTTATATTTCAAGAAAAATTGAATTAAAAAACAAAACAAGTTTGCACACGAATGCTATAAAGTCTTTGGCAATCAAGCATCCAACATTCTCTTTTTATGCCGTTGATGAGAGCACCGATCAATCGAGAATTGAAGAAGAGTTTGCTGACTTTAAAGCCATAGATGATTTTATTGAAGAAAAACTAACTAACAATAAAACTATTGATTATGTTAGAATGAGGTTTGCACTTAATCTTCAATACAGTTTAGATGACAGAGCCATTAAGGATGAATGGAAAATTGTTCACAGACTTCTTGATACAAACAGTTTTTATATAAAAAGAAGAGAGGTTTTAACTAAGATTAAGAAAGTATTAGAAGAAGATGCTGGACTACTGGAGCTTTATGAATCAATCAATAAAAAAATTGATGCCGCCCAACTTAAGAAATGGGTTCAAGACCATCCAGAATTTGATATTGAAGATATAAATAATAAATATGAAAAACAATATCCTTTACTTAAACACCTCAATACATATGGGTTTCAGCATAATATATCTACTGATCCAATTGCTCATTATATTAATTTAATTGATAAAGAAAAGAAAGATGAAAAAAATGTCTAAAAAAGTTGCCTGGGCTATTACTGACCAAAATGTTACTGTATGTTATGACGGAGAAACTCACATTGTCAAGAGAACTGACAAGCTGGGCGAGCAACTAATTACTGCCCTTAAAGCTAAAGATATGGATAGCATTCCTGATTTAGTTTCTGCAGCCAAGCGCATCGAGTCTTTTTCAAAAGGAAACTTCGTTGTTAAGGATGGCGAGATTTATGTTAATGGTATTGTTGCTCCAACTGTGTTAGGAAACAAAATCGTTCGCTTTTCTGAAGAGGGTCTTCCTTTTGAGCCACTTGTTAAGTTTGCAGAGTCTCTTCAAAAGAATCCATCTTTTAGAGCCGTCAATGAGCTATTTCAATTCTTAGAGAAGAATGATCATCCTATAACGGAAAATGGAAGTTTTATTGCTTATAAGAAGGTTCGTGCAGATTTTATGGACGTTCACTCTGGAACATTTGATAATAGTGTCGGCAATGTTGTAGAGATGCCTCGTAACCAAGTTAATGAAGATGCGACGCAAACTTGCAGTAATGGTCTTCATGTTGCTAATTATAATTATGCCACCAATTTTTATGGCGGTGGAGTTATGTTAGAGGTAGAGGTCAATCCCGCCGATGTTGTATCTGTGCCAGTAGATTACAATAACGCAAAGATACGCGTGTGTAAATACAAGGTTCTTGGTGTTGTAACTCAAGAGCATGACGCTAACCTTCAATATAAGAACGTCTCTAATCCTAATTGGGATGATGCGGATGAGTTAGATGAAGAGGAGAATGAAGAAGATGATGACGGCTGCGAAGAGTGCGGCGGTTATGTAGAGTATGGGTTTGATCTTTGTGAAGATTGCGAAACTGAATTTTATGATAACGAATTACGATAATTAAATATCTTTCCATTTCTTACCAGAAATTATTTTTCCAATATGATTGGCTGAGCAGCTAAATTGTTTAGCCAATTCTTTTTGTGTATAATTATTAGTTGCATACATTGTTTTAATCATGCGAGCATCATCAGCAGTCATGTTCTTTTTAGTAAGAATAGCGTCATGCCCCTTATCTCCCCAACTTTTACCTTTAACAATTCGGTGTATTTGTGTTATTGAAACATTAAATTGTTTTGATAATTGAGTTTGTGTATAGCTATTTATTGTAAATAAAGTTTGAATTTCTTTAATTTGTTCGTCAGATAATTTACGACGATGTTTAAGAAGCTCTTCTTTAACGTGAGGCTTCATTGGCTTACCGAAATTGCCATTTGCTTCGCCAAATAATTGTATTCCATACATTGGATTGCCAGTGCCAGATTGAGAAATACTCATTTTTAGTTTTCGTTCATCTGTCCATTTTGTTCCGGCAGTACCATCACCACCATCTGTTTCATTATATATTTGAAACTTCATTTCTTTTAATAAACAAACCCATTCTCTTTCTCTAATATTTGCCGCATTTAAATCAGAAAGCGTTTCCATTGTTTTAAAAATAAAATTATCTACACCGTATTTAGCTAAAGCCCAATGTATTGCATTTCGGCGCGTAACATCTCCTTTAGACATAGATCGGTGTCTTCTCCATCTCTCTTTAGGATTAGATGTAATTCCAACATATAATTTTCCGTTTAATTTGTTGTATATTAAATATAAAAACATTACCTTTTCCTTCGTCTGCATACATGTTATATATCATTAGTGATAGATTTTTGAGGTAAAAATGACAAATATTGCTGTGTTAGGGGCTGTTTTTGGCGATGAGGGTAAAGGAAATATTACACATCATTTTTCTAAAGATTATGATTGGGTAGTTCGATTTGGTGGAGGAGCTAATGCTGGACATACTATCTATCGTGATGGCGTGAAGTATGTCCACAATCTTCTTCCATCCGTAGATTTTCGTCATAAACATATAAAATCATATCTCGGCGCCGGAATGGTTATTGATCTTGAAAAACTTCGAGACGAAGTTGTCGAAGCAGAAAAACATTATCCTGGAGTGGCGTCTACTATCTATGTTGATAAGGATGCATTCTTAGTTACTAAAAAGCACAAAGAAGAAGATGCTGCAACTAATGCTCATATTGGTTCAACCAATCGAGGAATTGGTCCGGCTTATAAAGATAAGGTTGGAAGATGTGGATATCGTGTTGGCGATTTATTTTACGGAGGGTTATTTGAAGGGTGCATGCCTTTGGGCACTTTAGCCATTGAGCTTGTAAAGCTAGGGGTTCATTTTAAATATATTATGGAAATGGAGTCTGAATTTAAAAACAGCGATATTATATTTGAAGGCGCCCAAGGCGTTCTTTTAGATATTAACCATGGCATCTACCCATTTGTAAGTAGTAGCGATTGCTGCGCCTCTGGCATCGTTTCTAGCGGCTTTGGCTTCGTCAAGGTCGATAAGGTCTATGGAGTGGCAAAAGCCTATACAACGAAGGTTGGCGGGGGTCCTTTTCCAACTGAATATGAAGGCAAGGAAGCCGAAGACCTTAGAGAACGAGGCCATGAATATGGTGCAACTACCGGAAGACCGCGTAGGGTTGGCGCTTTAGATTTGCCAGCACTTAAATATGCCTGCAAAAAGGGTGGCATTACTGATTTAATTGTAACAAAATTTGATATTTTAGATGATAGTGAAGAGGTAAAAGTTTGTTCTGCGTACAAGCATGCGCCCGTGTGTTCGTCAGATTTTTTTAAAGCAGAGCCTATTTACACTAAAATTAAAGGCTGGTCTAGTAAAAATAAGAATGAATTAGAAGAGTTTATTAATATGATTGCCAGCTCTACTGGAGTAGATATTAGATATATTTCATGGGGAACTGATCCAAAAGATATAATTGAATGGCATTGATATAGATCAATCATATCATGGAGGTTCAATTGGACAAAATAAATCCACAGTTTAGACAATTAACTGACTTATTATTCTTTTCTGATAAACTAGATTTAGATTTATCAGAATATAAAAATTTGTTTAAATCCAATTATAATGAACATTATGCTTATGTTTGGGATAGATTTTCAAAATGTTCCGAGATTTTTTGGGAAAATGGCGAGAAGTTTTGGTCTCATAGATTAAATTTTCTATTATCTTTACATGATAAAAATTTTTCTTCAGATATTGAGACTCATTTAGAAAATAGAATGTTTCAATTAATTAAGACAAAGAAACATATTCATATTAAATATGATAATGAATATTTACAGTTTCTTGAGCTATGTAAAGTAAAGCATTCCAGGCATGAAAGCCTTGCTCATATTAAAAAACAATTGACAGAATTGCCCTCGCATGTGCGCGCGGATAAGCTTATGCTTATTATAAATTCTTTTATTCCTTTAATCTTTTCAAATTTAAGCGAATACATTGATATTGTTTCTAGAAAAATCACACAATCATCTCGTAATTTTGACCTACTTAAATCATTAGAGAATCAAGGATTTGAAATTGATAAATTACCAATGGTTAAATTATTAAAAGAAATTCTTTTAGAAAAAACTCATGTTGTAAAAAACAGAAGAGCATTCTTTACAATGATTAATGATAAAGATATATTGGATTTATTTAAATTAGAATATAAAAATTCATTAAAGAAAAAGATAATAGTATTACTTAGTCAATGTGAGTATACTGAAATTGAAGAAAATCATTTAAGAAATGTAAAGTGCTTACTAGAAATAGATCCATCTCTCGCTGATGAGATGGCAGTTATTTATGCAGATAAACTTTATGGCAGAGTTACTGGTCACAAAAGATCAAATGCTGACAGGCTTATTCGTTTAGTAAAAACATTTCCAATAATTGTTCCTAAAAAATTATTAGCATACTTATCTGCTCAAAATAAAATGGCAGATATCAAATATATGTTAGCGGCGTTCCCTGCGCTTAAAAAATTAGCAGCATTCGTATGATTAAAAAAACTATGATCAAAACATATATTAGCGAAACTAATATAGAGCATGAAATTGAAATTAATTTAAATAATGAAGCTGTAATTTGGGTAAATATTAATAAGTCCGGTTCCATGGGATATGTATTTCCAGTATGCGATGGTAAAATAGATTGGAACATTTCAAAAGAAAATTGGGCATTGATATCAAGTGACGTAGTAAAAGTTGCAAATAATTTCGCGAAAAAATGTCATCTAATAATTTTCAGTTGAGGTAACATGATAAGTATTACAGATTTTGCTTTACAAAAGCTAAAAGAAATAGCTGCGTCTGAAGGCGTAGAAGAACAATATGTTCGTATTAAGTTAAAGGGCGGCGGCTGTTCGGGAATGATGCATGAAATGGATTTCGTTTCAGAAAAATTAGATACGGATGAATTAATTCAATTCGATACTATTAAAGTTATAATTGATCCTGTATCGTTTCAATATTTAGAAAATGTATCAGTAGATTATATTGATTCACTAATGAGTACTGGGTTTAAATTCAATAGTCCAGATATTAAAAGTTCTTGTGGCTGTGGAAAAAGTATTTCTTATTGATATGAAAATAATCAAATCATTTGAAGATGCTGCATTTTTATCGCTTCCAAGAGTTTCTAATGGAACTAATCCTATCAATCATACGTGGTTATGGGGCTAGGTGATGATGGGGAAATTTATTATAAATGTACGAAGTTTTCATTGCCTAATGAATGGTATAATTTACACGATAACTCAATTGTATCCAACTGCGTATCATTAAAAGAAATGAAAAAAATTGTAAAAGAGTTTGGGCATTTATTAGTTTTTATATGAGGCATAATATGATTAAGAACGAAGTATTGGAGAAAATAGTAAAGAACAGTCCTCATATGAATTGGATTGAAAATAATACAATATTTTTAACAGTTCATGGCAGCCGAGCATATGGACTAGAAACTCCAGAATCAGATTATGATTATCGTGGAATTTGTATTCCTCCAAAAGAATATTATTTTAGTTTTAATAAAAACTTTGAACAAGCAGAATTAAAAGCACCAGATCCAGATGCAACTATTTTTGATTTAAGAAAATTTTTTAATTTAACTTCGCAGGGCAATCCAAATACTCTTGAATTATTATTTACAGAGCCAGAAGATCACTTAATAGTTACTGATTTGGGCAAAATCCTTCTTGATAATAAGGAGAAATTTCTTTCTCGCAATCTAAAAGAAAGATATATTGGTTACGCCAAAGCTCAAGCTCACAGAGTAAAAAACCATAAACGATGGGTTGATAATCAGATTATGCCCCCGCCATCTAGAGAAGA